CGCCACCTTCAGGAGCGCCACCCGCCTCTGCTTGTTGCTCTGCCTGTTGTTGTTGCTGTATTTGTTGCTGGAGTTGCAACGCTTGACCTTGCGCTTGCATTTGAACCATTTGCGCCATGTCACCACCAACTACAAATTCCGCTTCAGTAATATCCACATCTTCTTCTTTTAGTTTTATATCAAACCCTAATTGGGATAACTGACTAGCAATTCCTACCCGCTGTTGTGCAAAACTAATACGTGTAGCTTCTGCCTTTTCTTCTGGTGTTGGTAAGACTAAATCAAAATCTGTGATACCAAATGCTTTTAGTATCTTAGGAAATACCTTTTCATGGAATAGTCTTTGATCAGATTCTACTACACGACTCATAACCACTAACTGTTGCGTCTGGGTAGATAACCCACCGAAAGCTTCAGGTGCGCCCTGCCACGCAGGAGTTACGCCCCATACTGCGCCAACACGCTCACGAATCTCTTCCTTGACTGGAAGGTAATCCATTTCCTGTAACGTGTGGAACAATCGTACCATGTCAACTCTACCTCGTTGGTTGCGACTAGAGACAGCTATCATAGGAATATAGTTAGGGTCTAACCTAGTTTGGGCAGCAATATGTTCTCGTTCCTTACGTAAGCTTTCCGCATCGTCAGTAGTAACCATAAGCATAGAAGCTGGCATCTTACGCTCAAAGAAATATCTATATAAGTTTTTATCCATTCCAATAAGAGTTAGACATTTCTCGAATACTGTTAGGATAGGTGACCATCCATAAGTTTCGGACGGTGAGAACTTAGAGACATGTATAATTTCAGTATCTCGTAGATAAATATGTTGATTCCTGTGGTAATATTTATACATCGCAGGAACTCGATCATGCCCTTTCTTAGATTTTCCGGGCGTTTCTTCAACGTCACTACGATCTAACGGGCAAACCCAGTGTGCATTCTTCGGTAGTCCCGCTTGATCTAAATCAAATTCTACAAGGGCGGGATTTAACCTACGGATTTCTTTAACTTTAGATCGAATGCCGTGTCCATCATCATAATACTCTTTCATTAGATATAAAAAGCCATCATCCACTGTATTTATATCAGTATGGAATTGGCGCAAAACCGCTTCAAGGCTTTGATCAAATATATTAGCATCTGTTAGAAATTCATTGAAAACTTTTAATTGACCACGATCAGATTTATTGTCTTTAGGATGAATTTCCATACCCCTTCTAAACACTTCACTGGTTATGTGTCCTAGAGCAGTACGAATCTCAGCAACGGAATATGAAATTGTCTGTAAATCTTGAACAAGCTGTTGCCTGTATGCCATCTGATGGCGAACCCATGTATTAACAATGTGGTCAAGACCGATAGATGGGGCAGAGCCTGTATCGCCCTGTTGTTTCATCAATTGAATGAAGTTTAAACCCTCATTCATATCTATCATTTGCTGCGCCATTCCGGGCATTTCAGGCATATATTCAGATAGTTTCATAACTTAGTCCTTGGGTAATTCATTTAGATTACTAGAAGCTATGGTATCCATAGCAGCCAGTTTTATAACTGCGTCCATAGCCTTTTCTTTTATGAAGTAATCCTGTGAACGATTACTATGTACACGTAACTGTGCTAACTCATCGTTCTGTTCTGATACTTTTAATTCTAACGATCTTACCTTTTCCTGCGCTGCACTGTATTCAGTAACAACGTGATCTATTTCTTCACTAGATCGCCCACTTGAATCTGTTACGTTATCTAAGATTCCTAAACGCCCCGCTTCTTTCATCAACGAAATAAAAGCGCCTTCAGATAAAATAATTACCGCTTCATTTGCGTCCTCAATATCATCTTCAGGATTAATTGTTTTTAGTGAATCATTCCACGAATCTAAGATACGCCACGTTCCAGACTCATCCCTATTAGCAATGTACTGTTCGTCACGTTCTCTCAAAATATTTCCTAATGTCATAACTTTTCTCCTACTTCTACTTATCTATTATACTACAAAAACTAAAATTTACGCTATGTGACATTTACTCCAACCACAAGATTTACACGTTACGCACCCACCTTCTTCTATTAGATATACATTATCACAACAAGGTTCATTATTTGCTATCTGTAACGATGCGTAATCTACGTCAAATCCTTCTAATACACCTTGTTCAGGGGAGTCCGCTTTTACTAGTACTTCTTTCTCACGGCTCCCCGATCTATACACCGTAATACCTTTACAATTATTCTCCCACGCTGTCATATACGCAGTAGATACATCTTCAATGGTTGCGTCATTCGCAAAGTTTATCGTTTTAGATATACCAGAATCGCAAGAATCTTGGAAAGCTGCTTGCATTTTAACATGTGCCTCTGGAGAAATATCTCCCGCAGTAACATAAACTTCCTTAGCCCACTCTGGAACATCGGAACGATTTTTTATAGACCCCCCATTTGAAATGTAGTCCATTAATCCATCTGAATAAAAACCATATAGTTTGGCATCTGTCTCAAAATATTTATTAACGTAGTATAAAGTTTCCCCTTCTAGGATGTTCATCTTACGCCAAGCAAGCGCAAAGGTTGGCTCCATCCCACTTGAGGTATCCGCAAGCATAGAAATAGTTCCTGTCGGAGCAACCGTTAAGCGGCAAGAATTTCTAAATTTCTCGTCTTGAGAAGAATAATCACTGTTACGCCATGCAGGAAAAACGCCTCGTTCCTCCGCTAAACTACGAGATGCATTATCAGCAACGTCTTGGATGAACCCCATAAGAGTTCTACCAACTTGACGACCGGAATCTGTATCATAACCTATACGCAGTTGGGTAAGTAAGTCAGCGAATCCCATAACCCCAAGCCCAATTTTTCGGGTGGCTTTAGTCATAGTTTCTATTTCGGGCGTTGCGTAATAGTTTGCGTCAATAACATTATCTAAAAAGCGTGTAGCAATTTTAACTACTTTACCTAACTCTGACCAATCAATATTATCTTTCCAGTTTAATGATGGCTCCGATGATTTAGTAAAAGCTGTAGCCTTAAAGAAATTAGCTACATTAATTGAACCTAAATTACAAGATTCATTTCCTAATAGGGGTTGCTCGCCACACGGATTGGTGGCAATCATACGACCATATTCTTCCATAACATGGTTATCACGATTAACTGTGTCAAGGAAAATCATGCCCGGTTCACCATTTTTCCACGCCCCATCGACAATTTTACTGAAAACTTCACGGGCAGCTAATTCTCCCACAACTTCATTATTTCTAGGATTGATTAGAGGGTAATTCATTCCCGCTCTAACCGCTTTCATAAAATCATTTGTAACCCCTACAGAAATATTAAAGTTATGAATATCCCCCTCAACAGATTTACAAGAAATAAATTCTAAGATATCGGGGTGATGAATGTCCATAACCGCCATGTTCGCACCATCACGTTTACCCCCCTGAGTAATCATAGACGATACTCGTGATAGTGTTTTAAGAACTTCTATAGGCCCACACGAAATACCATGTGTAGTTTTAATCCGGTCTCCTTTGGGACGTAGGTTAGATAAAGCAAATCCCGTACCACCCCCAAATTTCTGAACCATTGCCGTATCATGTGCAGCTTTCATTATTCCTTCCATACTATCTTCGAGAGGTAGAACGAAACACGCAGATAAAGTTCCTTGTTTAGTCCCCGCATTCATTAGGGTGGGGGAGTTTGGGAGGAAATCTAAATTAGACATAATGGTATAAAACTCATTAGATGTAAGTTGACTATCAATATCTAATTTACCGTATTCCTTTTCAACAGCGGCAATCGCATCTGCAACTCGACGAAACATTGCAGGGGCATCTTCCACTACTTCATTAGAATCGTCCTTTAAAAAATATCTTTTCTTGGCGACTACTTCAGCTTGTGAACTTAGGGTAATGGGTATAGTCCCGATGGTGTGTGTTAGCGTCATAGTTGTTGTCATTTATTTCTCCTACCCTCTGAATCCACAGTATAAACATAATTTACGTTCCATTACCCAAAAACTTGGCTGACACACCCCTTCGGAACAACCGGGGTTGATATGTTCTTTACTGTCTTCCTGATCACTCTTATAGGATAGCATAACATCCATACGTTTCGCAAGGTCTTTACCTAATCCATCATCATTGCCGTCGGCTCTACCTTCGGGAGTTTCGCCCGGAGCCACCGCCTCAATCCAATCAGAAGTACTACCTAAAGTTTCGTATTTAAACACAGTCGTTTCCCATGCAGCTTGCGCTGCCAGCGCAATGGAAAAGAAAGCATCCCCATGTCCCATCGGGGTAACGGGGGCTTTCAAATCATTATTGACAGAAATAATTTGCTGTGTTTGTCTCTCGTCTTTTAAAAGTTTAAAATTACCACCATGAACTAATTTCTCTAAAATTTGCGCCATGGTGTGTTTACTCTTAGCGGAAAACGCCATCGGGTGCCAAACTTGTTCTAACCCACGGTCTTCTAATTCTCCTCTCGTATTATCAATATACCCTTTTTCAAGCTGAAAGTTTCGTGCAACTTCATTTAAAAACTCTATTTGATCGGTATAATTCCAACCGTCTAACCATGTCTGATTAATCTGCTTCAGCACATCCCCTTCCCTACTGAAAATTACAAGATGAGAGGGGTGCCGTTTTTTCCCTACATCAAATCCTGCGAAGAGTTGTTCATTGGGATTCTTTTCATACTTCTTATGGGGGCTAAATATCCGTAAACTAGAATCCTCACACTTAGAAATATCCTCTCTGTTAAAATAAGATTCTGTTTGAAAGGATGGTTGTAGGAGAAATTCTGAGGCGAAGGATTTTGGGCGGGCTGCTTGTTGCGCTAACAACCAATCTTCTGCATATAGTTCAGGCATAAGAACTCGCCTTGTCGGAGTAGGGTCTAGCGCAGGTAACACGCGTGAAATAAACCTAGGGTCTCTTTGTAACTTAGCTAGGATATCATCGGGTAACATAGGAGTTCCAAGTACTATAACTGGAGTATCCCTGTTTGGTATGAACATCGTCTCTGTCATAAAGTGATCTTCAATCTTATTCATCTCCCCCAATTGTAATGGGTTTTCTGGGTCTCTAAGGATGTCGTCAGCAATCAATGCGCCATTAACGTGCATCCCTCTTTTAAACGAGAACAACCCACCATGTAAAATTTCAACAGGTTTATTGTTGAGAGTATACCTAAACTGGAATTCAGCACGAGTATTTTTGGCGGTTAACCAATCCATTAGGATGGGGTTACGTTGTACCGTCTTGTTTATTTCGGAGATATGGTACCGTGCCATGGTGTCACTATAGGAAAGATATAAAATAGACGTATCTCGTTTAGCTTTCAACAAGCGCCATACACTGAAAGCGTGTCCTAGCAAAGTACTTTTAAAGTGGAACCGTGGGAGAATAGCAACGTAGTTTTTCTTTTCTACAAGGGCACGTTCTATATCGTCAGTAATTATATCTACATGCCACGCATTAAATAACTCCGGTCGATCATAACTCAACGACCAAATATTCCGTACAAAGTCTCTGAAATTGCCAACATCAGCTTTTTGGGTGCTGGTTAACCCCTCAGATAATTGTTGTAAGGCATCTAAAACTGTTACATCTTCACGTTTCGTTTTGGGGAACGCCATTATTTATTGGCTCCCTCTTGCTGAATAATACCTTGGAACCGTGCGGCTATACGCCCAATAAGTTCAGTGTCAGAAATTTCCTCAACTAAAACATTTAAGACATCTTGAACAAATTGAATATTAATCAAGCCCTTCATAGTTTCACGTTCCCCTTGGATACTCATATCAATTGTTCTAGCGGCAGTTCCTGCGTCGTGAAACTCTAATCCCTCTAAATCATCTTCTGCTTTCTCTCTAATTTTTCCATAAATATCTAAATGATCTGTGTTCAATCTCGCAAAGCGTTGGCTTTCCGTTTCCATTATTGCATTCGATCCCACACTCTGCACTTCCAAACGTTTCTCATCCCAATTGAATTTTTTTGACCATGCATAAATTGTAGAGATAGTGAGGGATACCCCAAACTTATCTGAAAGTTTTTGGGTGATCTGTTTCGCTGAATGCTCCCCAGAAACATACAAACCCATAGCTTCTAATCGAACTTCCGGTGATATTATTCTAGGCATTAATGTACCCCAAACGCTTCAGTTCCATGTTCAGGACTTTGTGAATCAATGTTACCTCCGTATGGTGTCCCATCTGATTGTAGCATTTTACTAAAATCCATATAGCCTGTCTTATTAGTAGCTGCATTGAAACACATCGGC